GAAGGGCTGAAGTTATATCCTCTTAATCGCTTCGTAATAGAACGAGATGGCAACGGCAACGTGATTGAAATTATCACAAAAGAAAGGATCAACAAAGATCTTATCCCATCCTACTACGACATCATGCCAAAGAAAACAATCACGGATGATGACGAAGAGGAAGAGGAATGTGATGTCTACACGCATGTAAAGCGTGACAACAACAGATTTATATGGCATCAAGAAGTGCACGATAAAAAGATACCGGGCACACAAGGTAAGTCACCATTAGATAGTACACCATGGCTACCACTACGATTCAATACAGTAGATGGAGAAGCATACGGTAGAGGTAGAGTCGGACAG